TCTGCTGGTATGTTATCAGTCAATTACACATCAACAATTACTAATGGATTGTTTGTAGTTTCATCAAACGGAACAAAGCAGTCGCTTCTAGTTTCAAATGATGATTCTGTTAAGTTATATTCTCTTGGTACAGGCACAGTTACTTGCTCTGGTGGTGTTTTGGGGTTTACATCCGATGAAAGAATAAAAATTGATGACGGTAATTATTCTGGCGGTCTTAATGCTGTTTTAAACATAACGCCAAAATATTTTTACTATAAAAATTCTGAAGGAAACAAAGACGAAACCAAAGGCAGAGAACTGGGGTTCTTTGCTCAAAATATCCAACAAACTTGCGGCCTTGAAGTTGTACACCAACCTGAAGACCCCGATGCTTTATTGGGCATCCATGACAGGGGTGTAATGGCTGTTTTGGTTTCAGCTATTCAAGAGATGAAAGCAATCATCGACACCCAAGCGTCAACCATCACAACCCTGACTGACCGAATCACAGCACTGGAAAACAAATGATAAAACTGGAACTGCCAATTGACGCTGTAAACATGATCCTTGGGGCTTTGGGGGAACTCCCAGCCAAGACCAATGCAATGGCTTTGATGTTGCTCATCAAGGAACAGGCTGACCCCCAAGTGCCTCCTGAGACTGTAACGGAGCAGCCATTGACCCAATAACGGCATTTGCCCTTTGCAAATCTGCCTATGAGGGCATAAAAGGGTGCGTTGCCGTCTACCAAGACCTGAAGAAAACCGGGTCTGATCTGTCAAAGATCACGGGTGAAGTTGGCGGGGCATTGTCCAGTTTCTTCAAGGGCCAAGCAGAACTTGAATCAAGCCATGAAAAAGCAGAGGTTCAACGGGAAGAAAACAAGCGCAAAGGAATCAAAGACGATCTAGCCACCCAAGCCATTGATAACGTAATGTACCTACGGCAAACCAAGCAGTTCTATGCCGATCTTGAGAAAATGGTGCGCTGGGAGATGGGGCAACCCGATCTCTGGCGTGAAATCGTAGAAGAGTATCAGCGGCTGTTGGATCAAAAGGCCGAGGACAACGCAAGGGAACTGCACAAAAAACGGGTGTCTGAATGGCGGCGACAAAGGTTAAAAAACAAAATCTTGGACAGGGCGCTGGAAACGGTGGGGGTGGTTTTCGTAGTCGTATACCTGATTATCCTGATGTGGATGATAAGCCTGCACAAGCGGGGTCGGTTGGATACCTATTTGTCTTGATCCTGTTTGCGCTGGTGTTTGTTTTGGTCTTGCCCCTTGTTGGGTTGATGTATGTTGACACAATGGTCGTGAAGCGGGAGGCCAAGGCCCAAATGGAGAAAACCGAAAAACTCCAAAAGCAAATTGAAGCTGAAAGGAAAAAAGATGATTCCAATAGTCGCCTCCCTGCTAGGTAGCCTCGCCTCAAATGGCTTGGGTCTTTTGTCATCTGCAATCCAAGCAAAGGGCAAAGAAGTTGTCGAGCAAACGCTTGGAGTCAAAATCTCTGACAACCCAAGCCCCGAAGAAGTGGCAAAGCTGCGTCAGCTTCAGTATGACCACGAAGAACGCCTGCTTGAGCTTGGTATTGAAAAAGCCAAGATGGAATTAGCCGAGCTAGATTTACTGGCAAAAGCCGCCCAGAATGATGCTGACAACATCACAGACCGCTGGCAGGCTGATATGGCTTCTGACTCTTGGCTGTCTAAAAACATACGCCCCATGTCACTCATTGCTATTTTTGTGGGGTATTTCCTTTTTGCCATGATGTCGGCGTTTGACTACAACGCCAATGAGTCCTATGTCACCCTTTTAGGTAATTGGGGGATGCTCATCATGGGCGCTTACTTTGGTGGGCGTACTGTCGAGAAAGTAATGGAGATGCGCAAAGGGGGTGACAAATGAGTTTATCCCAAGAACAAGCGGCGTTCCTGCTGGACATGTGCAAACTGATCCAGTACGCTACGGATCAAGGATTCGTGGTGACCGGTGGGGAACTTGCTCGTACACCCGAACAGCAGGCAATCTATTTCAAAACGGGGCGTTCCAAGACCATGAACTCCATCCATCTAAAGCGGTGCGCTGTTGACTTGAACTTCTTCAAGGATGGGAAGATAATCTGGGACAAGGGTATTCTCGCCCCCTTAGGCGTGTACTGGGAGTCTCTGCATCCTAAAAATCGGTGGGGCGGGAATTTCTCGACTCTTGTTGATTGCCCCCATTTTGAAAGAAACGTGGGTTAAAAATGCCACTCAAAAAGCTAACTCTCAGACCCGGTGTAAACAAGGAGAACACCCGCTACACCAATGAGAATGGGTGGTATGACTGCGACAAAATTCGCTTTCGCCAAAGCACTCCTGAGAAGATTGGCGGCTGGCAACAAATCTCTGCAACCACATTCCTTGGCTACGCTCGTTCTTTGTGGAACTGGGTGACGCTGGGCAGTTTAAACCTTCTGGGCGTTGGCACAAACCTGAAGTTCTACATAGAGCGTGGCGGTGTGTACAACGACATCACCCCAATACGGAAGACAGTAACCCTGACCAACCCGTTTACCGCAACAACAGGTTCTGCCGTCATTGCAGTGGCTGATTCATCCCATGGGTGCATCACGAACGACTATGTTACTTACAGTGGCGCAGGTATAACCAGCCTTGGCGGGAACATAACAGCCGCTGTTTTGACTGGTCAGTTCCAAGTTACGGTCATCGACATAAACAACTACACCATCACGGTGTCGGCCACCGCCAACGCCTCAGACACGGGACACGGCGGTACAGTCGTTACCCAGTACCAGATCAATACTGGGCCTTCCTTTACTGTTCCTTTGACGGGCTGGGGCACTGGGCCTTGGGGTTATGGCACATGGGGCAATGGGCAAACACAGACCGATGCCATGCGGTTGTGGAGTCAAAGCAACTTCGGCCAAGACTTGATTTTCGGCCCAAGGGTTGGGCCAATGTATTTATGGAATGCCAATCTGGGTGTTGCCGCATCTGAATTTACAGTGACCATTGCAAGTCCTGCGGTCGTTACGTTTGCTTCTATAAGTAGCGTTCCCAATGGAACAGCCATTCAATTCACGACCACCGGGGCATTGCCTACAGGTCTTTCTGTGGGCACGGTCTACTATGTGGCCGGGTCATCTGGGGGGACTTGTAACCTGACTGCTACCTATGGCGGGGCAAACATCAATACCACTGGAGCGCAGTCTGGCACTCACTCTGTCTCACCACGGGGTATAAACATTACCAGCTTGGCAAGCGCCTCTGATGCGCCAACCATTCAAAACTATATTTTGGTTTCTGACACAAGCCGGTTTACGTTTGCATTTGGGACTACCGACTACGGTTCAACCACCCAAAACCCCATGCTGGTGCGCTGGTCTGATCAGGAATCTGTGGTGAACTGGACACCCGCCGCCACAAACCAAGCTGGTAGTTTGTTGCTGTCTCATGGTTCCCAAATCATCACAGCCATGCAGGCCCGTCAAGAAATATTGGTCTGGACAGATTCATCCCTGTATTCCCTTCAGTATGTCGGAGCACCCATTGTGTGGGGTTCCCAGCTTGTGGGGGATAACGTATCCATTGCGTCAGAAAACGCAGTGGCTTACGCCAACGGCGTGGCTTATTGGATGGGCGTGGACAAGTTCTACAGATATCAAGGAACCACCCAGACTCTGAACTGCGATCTGCGCCAATATGTCTTTGAGAACATCAACAAGCAACAGTTTGATCAGGTGTTTTCTGGGACAAACGAAGGCTTCAACGAAATCTGGTGGTTCTACTGCTCTGGTACAAGCACTACTGTGGACAGCTATGTAATCTTTAACTACGCCGAAAACCAAGGCCAAGGGTGCTGGTATTACGGCTCTCTGGCCCGTACAGCGTGGTTGGATTCAGGCTTGCGGGATTACCCCCTTGCGGCTACCTATGACAAGAATCTGGTCAACCATGAGATTGGGGTGGATGACAACACCACCGGAACGGCTGTGGCAATTGAATCCTTCATCACCTCCGCAGAGTTTGATGTGGATGATGGGGACAAGTTTGGTTTTGTGTGGCGGGTGCTGCCTGATGTGAAGTTTGATGGGTCAACCGCTACCAACCCTCAGATCACCATGTATCTCAAACCCATGCAGAACTCAGGTTCTGGGTATAACGACCCTCAATCTTTGGGCGGTTCAAGTAACGCAACTGTTACCCGCACTGCCACAGTCCCTATTGAGCAGTACACGGGTCAGGTCTACATCAGGGTGCGTGGCCGTCAGATGGCAATGGAGTACCGCTCGACTGCACTGGGCGTTCAGTGGCAAGCTGGCTCGCCCCGTATTGACATCCGTCAGGACGGCAGACGCTGATGGCTACAGTGTTTACACGGTTCCTCAGAAAGTTTAAAGCACCTGCTTTATCCATTCCTCCTATTGACTACGCAAAGGTGGACGAGGATCAGTTTCGCAACATGCTTCGCATCTACTTCAACCAGATTGACAGCACGTTTGGGAACCTGCTGGATACAACTGGGGGTAAGTATGTCAACTTCCCATACGGAGCATTTTCTTCTGGGGTGGATCAATCTACCACGGCCAACACAGCCACCTTGATGACGCTGGACACCACGGACTTTGCCAACGGGGTCAGCATTGCTTCATCCAAAATCACGGTGGAGAACGCTGGTATATACAACCTCCAGTTCTCAGCGCAGTTCCAAAACACCGACAACCAGATACAAGACATCAGCATTTGGCTGAAGCAAAACGGCACGGACATTCCCGGTTCCACGGGCCTTGTGTCTATCCCTGCCAGAAAGAGCGCATCAGCCGGGGAAGAGGCTCACCAGATCACCGGATGGAATTACTATGTGTCCATGGCTGAAAACGATTACATTGAAATCTACTGGTCAACCACCAATGCCTCAGTGACAATCCAGTATTACGCTGCCTCCACAGGCCCAGTGCGTCCAGCAACCCAATCGGTTGTTGCTACGCTTTCATTTGTTTCAGCTTTACCGGTAACATAATATGGGATGGGATCCTTTTGAAGCGTTTTCAGAGGCTATTGGAACTAACAAAAGTTCAGGGGCACTTGCTCAAGCAACCGGCAATGTATTGGCCCCCGGCGGTACGATTGCTCCTTGGGCGGGCAATTTAAACCCGCTTAATCCCGACGCATTAGTTGGTCAGATGACCAGAGACGTTGGTGCTTTAAACCCATTTAACCCTGATTCTACGGCGGGCAAAGTCGTCAATAATATTGGCAAGGACATGGCCGCAGATCCGGCTAAATGGGTTGCTATTGCGGCGGCTGTGGCAACTGGGCAACTTTGGGCCATCCCCTATATTAATGGGGTAGCCGCCCTTACCAAAAAGAATAGCAGCCCCGAAGAGTGGCTTACCGAAGGTGTAAAAGCTGCGGCCATTCAAATGGGTGGGGAATGGGTTGCTAGTAATATCGGAGGAGTTGGCCCGCAGACCGACATTACTACCGGAGAAACATTTGCTGGCACAGGCGCGTCCGGCGCTACTGGATCGGCTGCTGCTGGTTCTGTTGCGGGAAACATTAGCCGCAATATTTTTGCAACTGCCGCACGAAAAGGCAGTACGGATATAAACAGTGCAACGATCATAACGAACGCGCTATCAACTGAAGGGCTTAAAGAAGCGTTTGCCCAAATACCGGGGTTCTCTGATTTAAGCAAAGACGAGCAATCTGCGGGTATTAACGCTTTTAAAGTCGCGTTCAATAAAGATTCAAACGCTGCAACTATGTTGCTGAATCAGGGGTTTCAGGCTACCTACAAAGAATTAAACAACAAAGCCCTTTGGACAGGATATAACGATTTAAATCAGCAAAATACCGTTACTAACTACGTTATATCTGGCGGGAGTAAAGAAGACGTTGCTGCCTTTGCTGACCAAGAAACTAAATTAACCGCTGCATATAACGATTACAGAGCGTACACGGTAAAAGGCGACGCCTACGACGAACTTTGGAACCAATACAACGCCGCTACTACGTGGGGCGCAAGAAATAAAATAGCCGCGCAAATGCGAACGGCATGGGCGGACCTTCAAAGCCCAGAAACTATTGCGGGGTCAACTGCTGCGTACAACAAATACGCCGATACATGGCAATCCACTAACGCTACTCGGTCCCTTGCGTTTACCGCGCTTAATGAAGGCTGGGACAGTATTACCCAGAAAAACGAAGCGGCAGCGGCGGGTTTTACAACACCTGAAGCCTATGACACATACCTGACGGACAAAAAAGCTCAGGAAGACGCCGCCACTGCTCAAGCCAAAGCCCAAGCAGATGCGCAAGCAGCCATAGATGCAGAAGCCGCAAGAGCAGCTCAAGAAGCTAAAGATGCCGAAGAACAGGCTAAGCGCGTTGCTGACTTTAATAAGGATTTGACCGGTGGTGGGGTTCAAAATTTAGGTAAAGTTGATACAAATACCGATTTCTATGGCAAAGACTCCACAGGAAAGGGAGCCTATAAGTACGATCCAGAGACGGGCAACTACACGTTTACAGCCGATGATGGTTCTACAATAACAATTGATGAAGACACTAATATTGTCGGTGTTACAGAAGCTACGGATACGCCTTGGACTGGATTAACTGACACTTCCACTGGAAACATTAGGCTACCAAAACTCCCCTCAGGAAAAACTCCAAATGTGAATGTAAACACTATGAAACAAACAGATACGGGATTACCAGCCCTCACACCACTTATGGCTGCTGGGATGTTTGGCGCCTTAACTCAAGACCAAGGATCAGGGTACAACCCCGCGCCGGTACAAGCGCCAAACGTCACCATGAATTGGAACGCCCAACCAGTTCAGGCGCCAGAAAACGGCATATCGTATGGACAGCAATTTTTGAACCCAACTTACTCGACAGGAGAGGCTGGCGGTGGTTTAATGTCACTTGCCGCCGGTGGAATGACTGGTAAATTTACCACTCTTGGGTCATACTCGGACGGTGGCCGATTGCTTCGTGGGCCTGGGGACGGGATGTCAGACAATATCCCCGCTACCATAGCCAACAGACAGCCGGCCCGGTTGGCCGATGGAGAATTTGTAATCCCAGCAGATGTTGTGTCCCATCTTGGTAATGGATCTACAGATGCTGGAGCAAAGGTCTTGTATGAAATGATGGACCGGGTTCGCAGGGCGCGGACCGGGAAAGCCAAGCAAGGCAAGAAGATCATGCCACAAAAGTTTGTACCGAATTAAGGAACTACCATGTCATTTTTAGATTCACCTGGACTGACAAAAACGCCAACGACTGCAGTTGTAAACACGCCAACTCCAGAGCTGCAGCCATATGTGCAAAATGTTTTGCAAAAGGGTAATGCATTAGTTAATACCCCTATGCCTGCGTATACAGGTCAATTAACAGCTGGTCCATCTGATTACCAAACACAAGCTTGGCAAGGTTTAAGCAACTTAACTTTGCCTTCTACATTGACTCAGTCAAGTCAAAATCTACAAGACATTCAACAAAAGGCGCAAAACGTTTCATTTGACCCATCGCAAATTGGTCAATACATGAACCCATATTTGCAGCAGTCTTTGAATCCGCAGCTAGAAGAAGCCCGGCGCCAGTCGCAGATTACGCAGATGGGTAATGCGGCCAAGTCTACCCAGGCCGGAGCATTTGGTGGTTCACGACAAGCTATTATGGATGCGGAAACCCAAAGAAATCTGGGCACAAACTTGGCAAACATCACGGGCCAGGGGTACAAGACCGCCTACGATGAGGCCATGAAAGCAGCTCAGTACGGCACTGATGTGGGTTTGCGCGGTCTTCAACAAGCAACAACTGCCAATCAAGCCGCTGGTAACATTGGCGCTCAAGAAGCTCAATATGGTTTGCAAAACCTGCAAGCATTGGGTACGGCTGGCAATGTTCAGCAAGGTCAAAACCAAGCTGCATTGAATGCTCAATACAATGAATACCTCAGGCAGCTCAAGTATCCCCAGGATATCTTGAAGTTCCAGCAGGGGTTAATCCAGAATATGCCTGGAGGTTCTCAGCAATTAACTTATGGCTCCCAACAAAGTGATTTGGCAAAGATTTCTAGTACGGCCGCTGGTATTGCTACTTTGCAAAAGAATCTTAAAGATGCAGGCCTGACACCTGACGCAATTAAGACCGCAATGTCATCTATGGGTTATACGCAAGATCAAATTTCCAACCCATATTATAAAGTTCCAGGGACTGATAACGCCGATGAATATAACCCAACTGAACCCTATAATCCATATAGATCGGTAGACATACCAGATATGTCTTATGATTTTGGGAATATGGGTGGATATCGTGAAGAAGAACCCAACCCTTAATTTTGAAATATAAAATATTTAAGGATATTAAATGATTTCAGCTCGTCCATATTCTGCGGAATCTAAAGATTTAATTCAGATTCAAACTGATCTTCAAGATCCTTCATTAATCACTTTGCCTGATTTAATGAAGTATGCCAACGGGTCTAATCCTGAGGTTCCTCCATTTCTGGCGTTGCTAGAGATGAATCGCCGAAAGCATATTCAAGAAACTTCTAAAGAGTTTGCCAGCCCTGAGGGAACGATTAAAGACCAGACCATTGGTGCTTTGTTGGGGGAGCCAGCGGCCAATCCTACTCAAGCGCCGGCCGGGGTTAGCCCAGCTGCGGCTCAGCCCATGGCAAATCCCGCGGCAGCTCAGCCAATGATGAACCCTGGGGCAGCACCGCCTATGGTTGATCCTACGCAGATGCAGCAGCAAGTTAATCCCACGATGAGAGCTGCCCAAGGCGGGATTATGTCTTTGCCTGTGAATATGTTTAAGATGCAGAACTATGCTGGCGGCGGGATTGTTGCCTTTGGTGACCCGGCTCTGAACCCTAATGAGGACCAAAAAGTCGAGAGCGACTGGGTTGAAGTAACGCCAGGGCAATACAAACACAAGTCAGATCTTCCACAAGGTAGATTGCCTTTGAAGTTGGGGGACACGACCATTCCCCAGGGCCGTACCACTGATGAAGTGCTTGCATCTTTGCCGGGGATTGAACCCCTCTCAATGAAGCGGCCTGAACAATATACATTGGAGCAATTGGCCGAGCGTCAGAAACAAATGGACCGGTTGGCCGGCGTGTCTGCTGATCCTTACAAAGAAGTAAAAGATCAGATAAAGTCAATGGAAGATCGTCAGAAGTCTCAATATAAAGACGCTGGCTATGATCGTTTGATTGCGCAGCTGGAAGCTTTTGGTTCAGCCGACCCTTCTAAAGGTTTTGCTTATGGAATGGGGGCAAGCTCCAAAGCATCGCGTGAGATGGAAAAAGAGCAAAACAAACTGCGTGATGACCAAGAGAAGGTAATTTTGGAGTACCGTAAAAATTTGGCAAAAGAGGAAGATGCTCGTGCCAAAGGTAACTCTACGGCAATTGCGGCTGCTGAAGCGGCTATGCAAAAGAACCAGTTTGACTATGCCGCTCTTGAAAGACAACAGCAAGAGCTGGGCATTAAGAACTTGCAAGCCGCAGCAACTATTGCCGGGACTGAAGCTACGCAAGCCAAGTTGCCAGTGGATATTTATAACGCCGTATCTCAGCGTAAACATAATGAATCTATGGAGCAATACTATAAGAGAATGGCTGATGCTGCATCTCTTCGGGCAAGCAATGTTGAAGACAAAGATGAAAAACTTATGGCAAAGGTAGATCGTCTAATAAATACAGATCCGGAATATAAAACACAGATGGATTTAATTAAAGCTGGGACGATTTCCCCTGGAACTCCAGATTATGAAGCTGCCATGGATCGTATAGATTCCATTAGACGTCGTTATCTCAAGCGATATCAATTGGAAGATTATTACGTTCCTCGTGACATACCAACAGCACCATCCAAGCCAAAAGAAGAGCCGGGGTTTTTCCAAGGTTTAAAAGGAATATTCTCAAAACCCGCAGATGAGTTTGCTCGTAAACCCACACCCATCAAACTTGACTGAGGCTTTACATGCCAATTTATGAATATCAAGGTCAGCAATATGATATTGCTACTGAAGATCATGCTGCAGCTAAAGCCAAAATTCTTAGTTATCTTGAGACTAAGCCGCCGCTTTTCTTTGCGCCTAAACCAGCAGAAAGACCGTTGGCGCCAACTATGCCTCCCGAGCCAGAGGCTGGCATTGCATCGTTGCCACAGGTAACAAAACCTCCAGAAACCGCGCCTGCAGAGTCAAAATACTTAACTGCTGCAAAGTATTTGGCAGAAGTTGAGGCAAGAAAACAAGAGTCTCCTGACCGATCTGTTAGTGATGCGGTCTTGGACTCTGGCATTACCTTACTTAAGGGAACCATTGGGTTGCCCGAAGCCTTTGTGGGTTTGGCTGACATTCCAAGCCGCGGGGCCATTGGTAAATTTCTGGAACGTGCGGGGTACAAGCCCAAAGAAGCAAGTGCAATTCTGGACACTTACTTGTCTGAAGCACAGCAAGCAGCAAACCGAAAGGTCAGCGAGGCCAAAGGCTTTGTCCCGACCATTCAAGCGTCATTACAAAACCCTAGCACGATTGCCACTTCTATTGGCGAATCCCTGCCTCAGATGATTGGTGGTGCTGGTGTAGCCAGGGGCTTGTTGAAGGCAGCTCCTGCACTAGGCCCGGTCATTGCTGGCGCTCTTGGTGAAGGTATCTTGGGTGCTGGTTCTGCGGCTGAAAACATTCGCGCACAGAATGCCGATAAATTACTTACCACTAAACAATCATTGGCTGCTTTAGGTAGTGGTGCTGGCACGGCTTTGTTTGGTTTTCTTGGTGGTCGTGCTGCTCAAAAGTTAGGTTTTGACGATATAGATACTATGCTTGCAGCTGGAGGCAATCGCGGCGGTTCTAAATCAGTTGCTGACTTTGCAAAACGGGTATTAGGTTCAGGCGTTTCTGAAGGTGCATTTGAGGAAATGCCTCAGTCTGCCCAAGAAACAGTATGGATGAACTACGCTACAGACAAGCCATTGTTTGAAGGCGTTTCGGAAGCAATGGCTAAAGGCTTGCTTGCTGGCTTTGGAATGGGTGTTGTTGGTGGAGGTCTGGGATCTCTTAAAGAATCTCAGCAAGCTCAACAGGATAGATATCAGCGCCCAGTTGGTGGTGAAGCTGAGAAGCTTGCCCGGCAGAAAGGGTTCCTCACACCTCAGGCCGAGCCCGGCATTGCTTCGCTTGTGCCACCGGTCACGCCAAGCGAAGCCCCCATTGTTGCTACGATGAGGATGAATATTGACGGCGAGGAAACTGTAAAAGTAACCCGTCAAGATGGCAGCGTAGAGTTGGATGGTGTGCAAGTTATAGCGCCTAAACCCCCGGCGCCACCAGCTCAACCACCCGCAACTCCTCCAGCAGCCCAGCAGCCTATGCCTCAGTCTGAGTCTATGGACAAAGATTTAATGATGCGTGAGCTTATGGGTCAGCCGGCGTCCTCTCAAATCCCGCCAGTCTCACCGGCAAAAACTACTAACATTGATGAAGTTATAAAAGCATATCGTGATGATCCAGATGTTCTTGCTGGTTTACTTGCAGACGATTTAAATGGGCAAACACATTTGACTGGTGAAATACGTCAAATTGCAGAAACCTATTTAACAGCTGGACCGGACGTAGGACGATTAAAATTAAAAGAAGATATGCAAAACCCAGATAGTGGGTTTAGTCTTTTGGGTTTAACACAACCTGAAATGGACAATTACTTTGCAGAATTAGATCAATATTTAACTGAAAAATCTAATCTATTCAAAGCAAAGCCTGCCGCACCGCCTGAGGCTGGTATAACTTCGGCATTGCCGCCAGCTGAGCCGCCGCCATCCGAAGTTGAAACTGTAGCCAAACCTGTAGAAGAGATGCCCGTATCTGTTGGGCAAATCTCATTTGACGCCCATCCTAAAGGTGCAAAGCCAGCTAAAGTGCCACCCCAGGATACAGGTCGTCCGACAGCCGCCCAAATTCACAACGGCATCATTGATGGCTGGCAAGGGAACGCAGACAAGTTGCCAGAAAATGTTCGCTCATGGATGACTGAAAAAGGTCTAATTGATGGGAAAAACACTTTGCCGTTGGGGCAACGTTTGTTGGACACCCTAAGGCAGGCCAGCGATCAGCACAAAAATGACCAGATGCTAGGTGTCATGGAGGCTCAAAGGGCCGGGATTGAAGTGCCAGCTCCTACGCCTTTGACTACAGCTGAAGCCGATGAGGTGGTTGATAAGTTCCTTGCGTCCAACAAGCCAGCTCCAAAGCCTGCGCCCAAGCCGGCGGCTGTTGCGCCAGCAGCTCCTGTAGAAACGGCTCCTGTTGAAACAGCTGCGCCGGAGATGACCAAAGCGCAGATTGAACAGCGTTTAAAAACGTTGATGATGGAATCTATCCGGTCCAAGACTGAAGATCCAGCTCGTGATGCTGAGATGGACAGGCTGACAAAGCAGTTGAAAGGTTTGGAAACTGAGAAAAAGCAGCCCACTCCTAAACTGAAGCCTACGCCTAAGGCTGAAGCTCCGGTAGACACTGCCGAGCTGGACAAAAAGATCAATGCCGCCCGTAAGAAGATGGAAGCTGAGCCAGAAGGTAGCCCGGCTTACATCCAGCATCAAAGGGAAATGAAAGCCTTTCAGCAGCAAAAGGGCAAAGCAACAGCAAAGCAAGACTTGAATGATGCGCTTGGTGACTTAGCCATGCTCATGACCAAGAAGGGCCGCTTAAACATTGTTCCTGAAGATGAACAGCAGCTGCTGCCTATCCTGACTAGGGTTATGGATGCGGCATTCCGGCTTGGTTACTACAAGTTCAAAGACGCCGCCAAATTCACTCTGGACACAATTCGTGAGAAGCTTGGTGACGATGTTGCAGATCAAATCACCTTAGACCATCTTCAGGGTTCCTACATTGGCATGGCCGGTAAGTACCAGGACCAAGGCGCTAGCTCCAAGAAGGAAGTTGTCTCTGTTGAATCCATTGAAGAGCTGCAGGCCGAGGAAGTTGCAGAGGCTGAAGAAGTTCCTGCCGGTGAGATGGACATCAACAACCCATCTGACAAGTATGAAGTAGCTCAAAGAATCTCTGAGTTCTTCATGGATGAAGGCTCGTTTGAGAACATCAATCAAGCGCGCAAAATGATCGCTGAGCTGACCGGCCAAGAGATCAAGCCTGGAACCCAAGAAGCCAAAGCAGCTGATGAGGCTGTAGAGGTTGGCGTGGTTTTGGCCGCGCGGGACATTGTGGCTTCAGGGCGTCAGTCTAAGCTCACAAGCGATCAGATTTATGACCAGTTGGTTGATCTGTATGAGCGCCAGCCAAACTTGAGTATGCGCAGTTCTACCAGCGTGGCAGAGCAGGCTTACTCCACCCCTGCTCCTTTGGCCTTTGTGGCCTCTGAGCTGGCTGGGATCACCAATAAAACACCCGTGTATGAGCCCACAGCTGGAAACGGAATGCTGTTGATTGGTGCCAATGAGGCCAACATTACTGCCAATGAGTTGAACAAAGACCGCTTTGAAATGTTGGAGCGCATCTATGAAGGTGCTGAAGTTACTCAAGGCAATGCGCTAGAAGCAAATATTGCAAACAGTTCCATGCCTGTTGTGATTGCCAATCCACCATTTGGCAAAGTGGGAAATATCAGCAACATCGACCATGACATTGCCATAAAGTCTTTGGTTAGCCTGCAGGATGATGGCCGTGCTGTCTTGCTTGTTGGCGGGGTACAGGCAACAACTGAAGATGGTCGCCGTGAGGGCTACAGAAACATTACTAAACGTAAATTTTACTTTGAGCTGTACAACCTTTACAACGTTGTAGACCACTTTACCGTTGGTGGCAGCATGTACTCAAAGCAGGGTGCAAGCTACCCTGTGGATGTAATCGTTATTAATGGCGTGGGCAAATCATCCCGCGATCTTCCCGCGGCAGATCTGCCACAAATCATTACCTCATATGAACAACTGAAGGAGAAACTAAATGAAAGTCGCTTGGTATCCAGAGGAGATCGTGGCACCAGTGGAGCTGACAGCGGTGTTGGTGCCGCAGGGGAAGCTAAGCCGCAAGGAGTGGGTGGAGGCACTGAGCGACCGAGTGGCGGCGTTAGCGGAGAAGGAGCCGGACCCGCTGCAGGCGGCAAACGTGGCGTGTCGGAAGCTGGACCTACCACAGGTGGACAACGCGAACCAAGTGGGCGAGGCGCTGGTGAAGTACAACCTGAATCTACTAACAAACCTAAATTGCCAGCAGAGGGAAAACCAGTTCCCAGCCAAGGTGGGCGAGTCGAAGGAAGAGGCAAGGCAAGCACTGAAGGACGTAAACCTGGAGAGCTGGGTGGAGTTAGCGTTGTCTCAGGTGAACGTGTCGGATCTAGCCTAGCAAGCCGGGCTGACCAAGAGCAGGAAACTGCAGGCCAAGTCAGCTACACCCCGTTCTCCCAAGCAAATGCCGTGGGCACATTGGTTCCTAGAGCCATGGCCCAGTCCATTCAGGAATCGATTGCACGTATTGAATCTGACGTTGGTAACGTTGATGAGTATGTGGCAAATGCTTTGGAGATGGAGCCTGAAACACTTCGGGAGCTGTTCTCAGCTGAGCAAATTGATGCTTTGACCCTAGCTATCCGCAACGCTGAAGCTGGCAAAGGCTTCATCATTGGCGACCAGACCGGCGTGGGTAAAGGCCGTGTTGTTGCGGCCATGATCCGTTTTGCAATGATCAATGGCAAAGTTCCAATCTTTGTAACCGAGAAGCCCAACCTGTACTCTGACATGATCAGGGACTTGGATGATATTGGGATGACTGATGAGCTTAGCCTTGATACAGGCAGGCCCAAGATCCTGATGACCAACGGCGATGCAAAGGTTCCATATACGCTGTTGCGTAAATCAGGCGATAGGTTTATTGAGAACAACATGACCCTCAGAGCCCCGGCAAAAAAGGCTAAGTTGGATGGTTTGTTGAAGCAAATGGCTGAAAGTGGTGACATTGGAAACTACAAAGTAATTTTCACCACATACAACCAACTGCAGACTGTCAAGGGTCAAGCGACAGAGCGCCAACGGTTTGTTAAAGCGATAGGAGCTGATAACTATTTGATCTTTGACGAAAGCCACAACGCTGGTGGAGCTGGAGAAGGTCAGGCCAGGACTAAAGAGCAACGTGCAAAGGAAAAAGCTGGTGAAAGTATTGTCACCGGCCGCGCATCCTTTGTGCGTAACCTTGTCCAGAACGCATATGGCACCTTCTTCTCGTCTGCTACATATGCCAAACGCCCAGATGTGATGGACCTGTACTCCAGCACAGACATGAAACTGGCTGTGCAAAAGATGGACGATCTTGCTGGCGCCATCAAAGAGGGTGGCATTCCAATGCAGCAGATCGTTGCCAATATGCTGACTCAAGCGGGTCAGTACATTCGCCGCGAACGCACCTTTGCCGGGGTTTCCTATGACACCCAAGAAACAAAGGTAGATAAACAGACCGCGGAAAACATGGCAACGTCCATGCGCGACATTTTGGAGTTTTCTAGGAACAAAGAAATAGTTGTCAAGGGAATCAAGAAAGAGCTAGACAAAAAAGGCGGCATTGCCAAAGAGATGGGCGAGAAGACTACGGTCCAAAGCGCCAACTTTGGCTCAACCATGCACAACTTGATTGATCAGATGTTGCTTTCGCTCAAATCGCAGGACTCAGTTCGCTTTGCGGTGGAGCGTTTGGAGGCTGGTGAAAAGGTTGTTTTGACTGTGTCAAACACCATGGGATCATTCTTGCAAGATTATGCAGACGAAATGGATTTAAATATCAACGATACAGTTGATCTGTCGTTTGCAAATTTGTATCTGCGGTATTTGGAAAAGCAGCGTGAAATCACAATTAAGAAGCCCGGCGGTGCAACAGAAAAGTATCGCCTGACTGATAACGATCTTGGGCCTGTCTTGACCCAGCAATTCAATAACATCAAAACGTTTATTGAGAACGCCGGGTTTGGTGCAGCTCCCATTTCTCCAATTGACTATTTGCACAGTGAGCTGCGTAAGGCTGGTTACAAGACCGAAGAGATCACCGGCCGCACTGTTACGCTGAACTATGACAACTACTTTGACAGCAAAAACCCCGTGTTGGCGTCACGCACCGCTACTATTGAGCAACGGGTTAATACTGTTAAAGACTTCAACAGCGGCAAGTTGGATGTTTTGATCTTGAACCAAGCCGGTTCAACGGGCATATCTTTACACGCCTCTGAGAAAGTCTCAGACAAGCGTAAGCGCCATATGATCCTTGTTCAAGCTGAGAAGAACATTGATACCCATATGCAAATGCTTGGCCGGGTGCATCGTACCGGGCAAGTAGTTACACCTGCATACTCACAGATGATGGCAGACATACCAGCTGAGATGCGTCCAGCTGCGGTGTTGCTCAAGAAGATGGCGTCACTGAGCGCCAATACCACCGCATCACGCAAGTCGGCCGTGGCTGCAGAGGGCGCTGTTGACTTCATGAATGATTACGGCGGTCAGGTGGCTCAAGAGTATTTGAGGGACAACCCTGAGATATATGAAGCCATTGGCGGCAACCGTATCGTTGAGTTGGTTGATGATCCAACTGAAGCAGACGAAAACGATATTCGCCGGTTGACCGGTTACATCCCAATCCTGCCTATTGCTCAGCAAGAAGAAGTCTACAAAGACATCATTGAGCGTTACAACGATTTGATTGTTCGTGAAGACAGCATGGGAACCAACAAGCTGGAAGCTAAAGCCAGCGACTTGGATGCCATAACCTTGTCTTCCAAGGCCATTACTGAGGACAAAGGTGACTACCAATCTGTGTTTGCCCAGCCTGCCTATATGGAACAGGTTGATGTCAAGCGCACGGTCAAGCCTTACTCAAAAGAGGAAGTCCAACAGATGGTCAAGGACAATCTGGATGGAAAGAGCGCCAGCGAAAGCTCAAGTGCTGCATGGCATGACTTGAGTGACCGGTCAAAAGCATTTGGCGCTGCTGAAGTTGCACGAATGGAAGGGTCTTTAGAGCCTGATCCAATCAAGATTGAGAAATTCAAAAGCCAGCTCAACGCGCAATACACCCACGCCAAGTCTGTATTGACCAACTACCCAATCGGTACGCCGCTACTCATCAAGAACAGCAAAGGCTTGTTGGTCAAGGGTGTAGTGGTCAATATTGAGAACAAGCGCAAGACCAAGAATCCTGCGGCTGGGTCTGATTGGAAGATCTCGATTGCTTTGGCTGATGGTGATGCCAAAGTAATACCAATGAGCTTCTCCCAGATTGGGACCACATACGACTTCAAGCTTGAGCCTGAAACCCCGTACTTCAATCCTGAGACTCAGCAGTTTGATTACATCCCCATGTTGGACCTGTTCGACAAGGGGGCGACTGTTCGCCGCGAGAAGCGATGGATGGTGACCGGCAACATCCTGGCTGGTTTTACAGCTGTGGATAACCGTGGTCAGATCATGACCTACACCAAGCAAGATGGGACTACGGGCCAGGGCGTACTGATGCCCCGTATCTTTGACTTTGAGAAGCAGCAGAAAGACGCGCCGGTCAAGCTGCGTAGCGTCAATGATGTACTAAACTTCTTTGAACAGTTTGGCTATGGCTCTAAAGTTACCACTGCCAATGGCATTCTTTCCATAACCAACAAGGGTGGCTCCTACCGATTCACAACCCCCAGCTCAAAGCGCGAGGGTGGATCGTTCTACCTGGACCCTGACCTGACTGACATTGTTGGCGACTTCTACAAGTCCGGCCAAGCCATGAACGCGCAGATCAGCGCACCTGACCGGCTCAAGAATGCCATTCAGTACTTGCTGGCCGAGCGCGGTGAGACACTTATTGCCGGGTCAAACAAAGACGAAGCCCGTAAGCTGTTTGGCCTAGACACTCCAACCACCAAGCCACCGGTGATTGATGCGCCAATAGCCCAAATCGACTTCACTAACGAAGCTGTAGAGGCGCAAAACGACATAATCGAAGCGCAGATAGACAAGAACCTCAGACAAGAGCAGATTGTTTCGCTTGAGAAGTTTTACGAAGCTGATCGTGGATCGGATAAGTTCCTCAACAGTCTTCGCAATGACATCGTCACCTTTATTACCAAAGGTGCTGAAGCAGTACATGGGAAGATTCGCCAAATTATTCGGGCGTTGTCCAGCGGGTTGTTGTCTGTGGCGGTTGTTTTCAACCCCATGAACACAAGCCAGATCCAGAACTATGTTCTATCGCCCAAAAATGTGGTGACGGTTGAGCGGCAGGTTTATGCAGCAGTGCCTGCTTCTGTGGCTGACAAAATGTCACCCGCTGCCAAGTCTGCCTACGAAACAATCCTGCCTGCCGTTAAAGATGATTTGAAGGCACGGGATAAGCTGCTGATCATCACCGACAAGCCAACTGGAAGAATCTTTGTATTTGACCCAACCGGCAAGCCGATTCTGGACAAGAAGGTTTTGGTTGGAGCTGTCCAGCCAAAGGCTAGCGATCCAGGCAACTCTGACTATTACAAGGGCAACAACGACAACCCTGCCAACCGCATAACGCCGGCCGGGCTGTTCCAGATCAAGTTGATCGATGCTGCCAAGGGCGCAGATGAAAAGCGCACCGCTGGCGAATACGACTTTGGAAAAGTGTTTGTCTACGAAGACGAAGGCTACTGGGTTACGACCATGCACTCAGTTTGGCTGCATGAGAAAGACGCCAAGAAACGAGCAGCTGCCTTAAAGAGTGATGATCCTTTAGATTCTCGCTACTCCTTTGGCTGCATCAACGTAGACAAAGAAACGTACAAGTATTTGCTGGACAACCATGAAAAGCAAATTGACGGCGCAATGATGTTTGTAGTCCCAGACAACCAAAAGGCTGTCATGGACTTTGTGACCAACAAGCTGGGCATCAAGGATGATCTGACCCGCATGGGCGTTACGCCGGTGACGGAAACAGTTACCGTTCCTGTGCGTGGAGCTGGTCAGATTGCCGGGGTTGAGCGCAAGGTTGTGGGCAAAGGGGATGAAGGTATTCCCCTGGCAAATTTACCACCTGGGCGTTCTCCTCAGTTGACCATGGGGGCGCAGCTGGTGCAGTCTGGCGCCATGACCGCCGCTGAGTACGATGAGCTGGTTAACTTTTACAAGCCCATCAAGGCATACGCAGAGGCGATAGAGCCTGCAACCAACGATCAGGTCTATGACGCCCTGGACAAAGTCAAGCGTGAGCGCATGGACCCTGAGATTGAGAATGGCACCCCTGTCGGTCTGCGCCTGGATATCCCGGCGTTTAACCGCAAAGGTGTGTACGTTGTTAGCATCCATCAAAAGGGAACCAAGAGCGGCCCCGGCCGTGTGCTTGGCTACTCCAGCGTTGCCAAAGCGCGGGACGTTACCTTTGGCCTGGGCAATGAGCGGGATGCACTGAAGATCGCTGCCGGCGCTGCCAAGGATGCCTTGCAAACTGTTGAGGGCAAGTACGTCAATATCAGCCCTGAGGCCGCATATCGCCAAGCTCAAGAGGCCATATCTGATCCAGCCTGGGTGCAGGTCGGCGTAGATCCTACCCGCCACTCCTACTTCTACGACAAGAACAACACCCAACCTGTGGTGGCTGCAGAAGAAGTCATCCAGATCGGGAACATGGTCCTGGCTAAGAACGTCACCTATGGAAGCAAAGATGACTTCTTGTTTGACCAGGGGCTGAACACTGATGAGAACTTCATCACAGACCGGCAAGACTTGATTCGCCGGTACGCAAAGATTCGTCAACGCCGCGCATACATCCTGACCAAGTTTGCCAAGGGCGAAGCAGGATTGAATGAGCAGGCCGAGATGCATGGCCTAGCTTCAATTGCCAAGTCTCTAAAGATGGACATTGACTTGTCCAAGAAAGAACGCATCAGTGCAGGCAACTTCTTTGCTGATGCTACGGCGCAATGGGATGCTGGAAACATCAGCGGGGATGTGTATGCGGCCATCGAAGCTTTGTACAAGAAGTACCCGTTTGTGCTGGAGCAGCTCAAGTTTTCAGTACGCCGCCAGCCTGAGGAAAGAAACGCAGCCGGTCAGTTCATGGCCCTACCTCGCATTGTGCGTTTGTACAAAGGTACTGTTGGTGTCACAGATCCAGTGACCATTCGTCACGAAATTGTTCACTCGCTTGAGCAAATGATGTCGGCCGAAGCCGCGGCTGATGTGATCATGGACTGGTCTGACAAGCTTGGCAAAGCCATTAAGACCGACAAGAACCCCAAGGCACAAGCGTACTTCCGTTTGGTCATGGAGTTTTTGAATAAACCAACTACAGAGTCATACAACGCCGCGATCAGCGCAATGCCAAGTTATGACTACTATCAGTACATCAACCCCTCTGAGTACTGGGCGGTCAATGCTGAGAAGCTCATGCAGCGCAAGCTGGGCTCTGGCTGGGACCGTTTTGTCTTGGGTGTTCGTAAGCTGCTGGAAGGCCTGAAGTCAATCTTCGGATTTGACAACAACTACGCCGTCCACAAAGCCTTTGATGCCATCATGTCGGCCAAGCAGGAGCGCACTACCAAGAGGGTGCTGAACGACTATGTGCTGACTAGCAAGATGGCTTTGCTAAACCAGAACATTCGCCGCAACTACAAAGGTGGCGCAGCTCCCCTGGCTACGTGGGATTCAGCTGAAGAGTCCAAGATGGACTGGTGGGTTCGCAAAGTTGCGGATCGTCACGTTGATACCAAGCGGGTGGTTCAAGCTATCACCGAAGAGATCGGGGATATTGGTGACCGTTGGGACCCATACCTGAACGAGGAATTGTTCCACGGCCGTACATCTACGCAAACGCAAGACTTCCTCAAAGATGAATTGCAGCCACTGCTCAAAGACATGGTGGCCCGTGGTGTACAGCTTGATGAGTTTGAGGAATACCTTCACAACCGTCACGCCGAAGCTCGTAACAACTTCATCGCCACGCGCAATCCCAACATGCCGGATGGCGGTTCTGGAATCTTTAACCAAGAAGCCCAGGACTATCTGTCTAAGCTTGACAAAACCAAGAAGGCCAACTTTGAAGCTTTGGCTGCAGAGATTGACAAGATTGTTGATCGCACACAAGAGCTGCTGGTATCTAGTGGCCTGGAAACACAAGAAACCATTGATGCTTGGCGTAAAAACTTGCCCTTCTATGTTCCATTACAGCGGGATCAAGATGAGCTGGACTTTGTTAACCCAAGCTCCGGCATGGGCAAAGGCTATTCAACGCGCGGCGGTTTCTCGCGGTCAGCCACTGGCTCACTGAAGTCGGTTGTCGATATCTTTGGCAACGTTGCATTGCAGCGTGAAAGGGCAATCGTCAGGGCAGAGAAAGCTCGTGTTGGCCGGGCTTTGTACGGCTTGGCAATCATGGCGCCAAACCCAGACTTTTGGATGCCCATCAACCCTGAGGCAATCAAGAATAAGAAAAAGTTGCTTGCTGAGCTGCAAGGCCTTGGCCTGTCACCATCGGACGCAGAGAACATCCTTCTGGAGCCGCGTACAGCTCGTATCGACAAGGTGACCGGGCTGGTTACTTACAAGGTCAATCCTGCACTGCGTAACTCGCCTAACGTGTTCCACGTTCGTGTAGATGGCAAAGATCGTTTCATCATCTTTAACCCAGGTGATCCGCGCGCGAAGAACATGGTTGAAGCACTAAAGAACTTAGATGCTAACCATGTCAGCGAAGGCCTTGGCACAGTTGCTGAAGCCACAAGGTTACTGGCCGCGATGAACACCCAGTACAACCCTGTATTTGGTGCGTGGAACTTTGCGCGGGACGTAAGTGCTGGAACAATTAACTTGGCAAGCACTCCAATTGCTGACCGCAAGAGCGAAGTCTTGTTCAATTCCACTTCGGCATTACGGGCGATCTACCGTGACCTGCGCGGCAAAGGTGCAACCACACCGCAAATGCAGCAGTGGATTGACTTGTTTGACCGATTCCAAAAGGCCGGTGGGCAAACTGGGTATCGTGAGCAATTCAGCCGCAGCAAAGAGAAGGCAACAATCATCCAGCGCGAGTTGGCAAAGCTTGATCGTAGCAATGCTCGTAAAGCAGCTGACGCAGTATTCAACTGGTTATCGGACTACAACGATGCCATGGAAAACGCTGTTCGTTTGTCAGCGTTCAAAGCGGCCCTTGACTCAGGGATGACCGAAGACCGTGCAGCTAGCCTTGCAAAGAACCTGACCGTCAACTTCAATCGCAGAGGCCAAATCTCTGCAAATGCCAATGCTTTGTATGCGTTCTTTAATGCATCAGTGCAAGGCACAGCCAGGATGATTGAGCTGCTCAAGAGTCCGGCCGGCAAGAAGATCATTGCTGGCGGCATCTTGATCGGTGTTATTCAGGCGGTTGCTTTGGCTATGGCTGGCTTTGACTCAGATGAGCCGCCAGAGTTTATAAAGAACAAAGGCTTGATCATCCCAGTCGGTGGTGGAAATTATTTGGTAATTCCTATGCCATTGGGCTTGAACGTGTTCCCCAACATTGGCCGTCTGATCACTGAATATGCTTTGAGCAATTCCGGCGGGATGACTGGAAAGCGGACGTTGGGCAAGACCATCACCAGCATTACTGCAGCGGTGTTTGATGCGTTCAATCCTTTGGGATCAAGCGGCCTTGCGCAAACCATGGCGCCGACATTGTTGGACCCTTTTGTTGCCCTGTACGAAAACAAAGATGCCTTTGGCCGGCCCATCTCCAAAGAAGATCGGGCAACTTCACCAACGCCTGGGTATCAGCGCAGCCGCGAGACAGCAACCACGTTCAGCAAAGGCTTGGCTTATGCAATCAACTATCTGACCTTTGGTGGGCAATACAAGAAGGGCGTCTTTAGTCCAACGGCTGATGACATTGACTACTTGATTGGTCAATACACCGGCGGTGTGGGCCGGGAAAGCATGAAGTTAATTGAAGCTGCATCAGCCAAAGCCAAGGGTGAAGAGCTGCCGTCTTACCGGGTTCCATTGGTTGGCAAAGCTTATGGCGAGACAACCACCCCGGCCGCTATTGCTGACAAGTTCTACAAGAACGTCACCATGATGGCTGAGCATGAGAACGCCCTCAAGATGATGCAAAAGAACCGGGTGAGTACAAGTGAATACTTGAAAGAAAACCCTGAAGCTCGTTTCTACAATCAGGCCAACCAGTTAGAAAACCAAGTTTCTAAGCTAAACCAGACGAAGAAGAAGCTTCAGGAAATGGAATCAACCCCGGCCAGGGAAGCTCAGATCAAGCGGCTTGATGAGCAAAAGACCAGGATCATGTTGAACTTCAACAATAGAATCAAGGCTAGCGAATCGAAATGAGGTCACGCAGGAAGAACTCCCCCATAGTCTTCCTGTGTGCCCACTCCCACAGTTCCCTGCGCTCATCTTTGGTCAGGCTTGAACCCTGATCAATGTCGGTATGGCACGTAAAACACAAGCTTGCGATTCGGAAGTCATGAGCCTTGATGCCGGTCCCTTTGCCATCGCGCTGCTGGTTTGAATGCGCGGCCACCACCGTCCCATCCTGTCTGCCGCATTGTTGGCACGGCAGCTCCCTCGCCAACTCAAGCAGCTTTTTGTTTCGGTAGTTCATTGATTAGCCTTTTTTAACAGGGCGCTTCTTTTTGATGGCCGCAATGCCCTCTTCCAAAGGCGGGGGTTTACGGGCTTCCATAAAGGAATCGGCCATTTCAAAAGCAGCTTCTGTAAAGCGGTTGTTTGACCAATTATCTGCAGAGGAGTTTCTGATGATCAGGCCGGTCAAAGCAAACATAGCAGCCAGATCGCGGAGGTTTTCTTCGTGTTCTGTCATGGCTTGAGCTGCTCAATTTGTTCGCACAAGAGGTTGTCCAAATACTTCCCACTGATGGCAATGACCTGGATCTCCTTGCAAGCCTTGATGGTCTTCACGGCGTCTTTGATGCCCTTGGAATAACCGGCCTGATAGCTGTCATCCCCGTCCAAGATCATGCACAAGGCATCCCGAACCGTGCTGGAAGCTTTACGCTCCTTGGCAAGCTCTTTGATCTTCTTGTGATATTTGGGCGGCAAATAGACGCTATACGGGATTAAATTGTTTTCTGTCACTATTTCCTCCAAGAATCAAAACTAGCCTTCAAGCGGTTGAAAAGATCCCGCGCTTCTTGGTTTTTCTTCAGCTCCGTGCGGGACTCTATGTCCAGATAGGAGGTCAACCATTCGGTGCAGGCTCTTTCTGTCTTTTCAAACAACCACTCTTTGGCATGGAGCCATTCCCAGAAGTCGGGATCTCTACAAAGAATCCCGGCCATCTTGACGGCATGATCACCGGGGAACTCATTCCCGCGGTGCATCGGCTGCTCTTGCTCATTGAGTCGAACCATCACAACCACATACCTGGAGCCAACAAAGTCACGCACCAGATCGTCTGGAATCTCATCAGGATGGACTGCCAAAGTCAGGATGTATCCATCCTTCGATTGCTTCAGCCCAGCCTTGATGGCTTCAAACTGGATCGTTGTTTCGCTCAATCCTTTTTCCTCGCTGTTTCGTACTTTTGAATAATTGTTTCCAGATATGCAATGACGCCTTCCTGTCTTATTGCAGTAAGGCAAGCCTCTTGAAACTTCTCCTCCAGCTCATTGTTCTCTTGGATGCTGGATTCCAAAGCGTCTTGAACCTTAAAAGCCAAGTCTTTCCAATCGTAAATAGCTTTTTCTTGGTAAACAGCTTGCTCTTTAATCTTCTTTGGCCGGCCGCGGCCGCGTTTTTGCTCAGTCATCCCATGGGTCCTTTCCATCTGTTTGAACGGGTTCTTGCTTTTTATACGTGTTGACCTTCAGGGAAACCATAGGCTTCCCCTCTGCGTCCTTCTTGCGCCAGCCGTCCAACTTGATCTTGACGCTGGACATACCAGCAGCCTCATCAATCAGGGTCAGTAACAAGTCTTTCTCAATGTCAATTGTCCCGGTCATGTCGGGCGCTTTGTCATTGCGCTTGGGGTATTTGGAGGTCCATACGCCTCCAGAATTCGGATAATCCATCAATCACTCCTGGGTAAATTTAGTTTTTGCTTTCTTGAACTTGGCAAGCAGCTCGGCATAAATGGTTGGGGTTTCCTCCTTCAGGCGGTCATAGTGAACCCGGTTCTTCTTGAAGATGGTATTAATATCCTCTGAAGTACCGGCGTATCGCATAGCCAGCTCTGTAGCGTCCACGATTGCAGTCGCCCAATCGCCGTCTTCGCGTTCGGTAATGGTGATGTTCCACTCACCTGGGTGGCCGCTAATCACCTTAACCTTATCATTTTGAGTAAGTGGTAAATTTACCACCTCCTTTACTACCTCTTTTGGCACAAGCTTTGGCACGGGCTTGGGCGGGGGTTCTGAGCCAGCTGATGCATCGATGATGTCATGCTCAACGATCTCCATCGCTGCCAACCACAGGTAACGGCGTTGGTAACTCTCAACAGCGCCCAGGTTTTGAATGGGGTGGGCACCCTTGAGGTTGGCCTCGGCCATGGGAGAGGTGATGGTGAGGGTTGTCCCATCTTCTGTATCCGTGATGCACAACCGGGCGTAGTCGGTGTCAAATGAGACAACGCTGCACAGCTGCAGATCATGGAAGATTTGCATCGTCTGGGGCAAGAAGTCCCCCAGTTCAAAGTACTTGTACCCGGCAAACTTGTTCTCGCCGGATTTCTTCAGCTCAGTGTTTTGCAGTTTGATGCGTGCTTGCATCAATTTTTTGTGGACGGTCATACGGTTCCTTCTCGGTTCTTTTTAAACTCAAAGTCATTGCGATACTCGCTTGGTGCTGTCCAGCCGTACTTTCTCCATGTTTGTTGTACGTCCGAACCCTTTTTGTAAACAAACGCTGCATCCAGTATTCCCCAGTTTTTAATTGGGGCTTTACCTGCTTTAACGATGTTCAACTTCTTCTTTAGCAAAAACATAATCATTCCTTTGTGGAAAGGTATTGTTGATACTGCGTACAAAATTTATTGACCTGACAATAGCGTTCGCACCGGGTGCGTTCGCCTTGTCGGATCTCAATTTCGTAGCCCTTGCCATACTCGGCCACTTTTGCATTGGCTTCTTCTTCAGTTGGGCAGACGTTCCGCGCTTTCACGCCGCCTGTCTTCTTGACCGCATATGTGGTTTGCTTTTCCCACATTTGGTCTGGTGTACAGAGTGGCAGCTCCTCTTCCAGCTCCATGGACAACAGGGCACCTGAATGCTCTGTAATCTTGTCGCGGATGAACTGCTCTCGTACTTCGTAATCCCATAGGTGGATGGGGATTACCTTGATTGGGGCATCGGGGTAACCTTCTTTTGAAAGGGCATCCCGGCGGGTCCAATCACGAATGATAGCCACAATCTCTAGCTTCTTGATGGGCACCTTCTTAACGTGTTCTACCAGCCAAGCGTAGATGTTGAGCTGGTATTCCCAGTCAATCTTCTCGTTCATGACTGACCACGCGCCGGTAGTTTTGTAGTCATTGACCGTGATAGATCCATCCTCATTGACGATCTGTAGGTCGATTGCACCTGAGATAGACCAGCCGTCCAGCTCCGCGTGGAGCCGCTCTTCGACAAGGTGGTTCTCGTCCTTGCCGTGTTCTAGAACGCCGTGGATCGCTGTTCCAAAGATGGACCAGACCATGTCGGATACATCAGTCTCCAGCTCTTGATCGTGCTTTTTACGCAGCTGCACAATCCTGGGCGCGTTGATGATCTCAGTGGCTGACAGGTGAGCCCGGCCCTTGGAGTAGGTGGGGCGCTTGGTGATGTTGACGAATGTCTGCGGAAGGTTGAATCGGTTTGTAATAATCATTTCTTTTTGCTTTCTAAGTGGTTAATGAAGTCAATCAATGCCCAGCCACTAACCATGGTTTTCATCTTGACGCCTTTTGACTTGTGAGACATTCTTCCTTCAACCTCAAAGGTAGAAAGCCGGCCTTCAGCGACATGGCGGTAAAGCTCATCCCGTGTAATGTTCAAAAGCCCTTTTAAGTCATCAAGGTGATATGCCAACTGGTGCTGAACGTATCGTGCTTGCACTCCCTTTTTCTCTGCCATGGCAAGTGTTTCAAGCTTGAGCTTTTGTGTCAGAGCTTTTTGCTCCTTCTCAATCTCGGCCATGGTCTTACGCATGGCAATATTGAACTTGGGATTCTCTGACTTGATTGCCGTTCGCTCTGCAGCCATAGCTTCTTCGCGGGTTGAAAAGTGCTCAATCGTTACGTTCTTGATTCTTTTAAACCAATCAGAGTGATCTCTGTGCTGGCTCAGTCGGTGAAACGTGCCAAGAGAGATGCCAACGTAAAGCAAACTGTTGTTCTCATCAAAATGTCTGTAAAGCTGGGTGTGCATGGTTGATAAATCTGTTATCATCACACATTATACCCACATCATTCCATGTGTTGCAAGGAGTTTTATGAAATATTTAATTGGCATCGATCCTGGTGTGTCTGGCGCCATAGCAATCTTCACATCTGAGGGTACGCTGCTGCACGTATTTGATGCTCCAACTGTGCAGATGAAGGTAGGCAAGGCGTTTAAGCGCCGGATCAGTCCGGAGCTATTGGTAAGCATCTTGCAGCCCTACGCAGACGCCTCTGCATGGGTCGAGCAGGTATCAGCCCGGCCTGGGCAAGGGGTGAGTTCCATGTTTGCCTTTGGCGAGTCCTACGGCCTTGTAAAAGGGGTCTTGGCGGGGATGAAGATCCAGACCAATACAGTAACCCCAAACGCTTGGAAGAAGGCGCTGCAGCTCAATGCCGGCAAAGATGCCAGCCGGGCCAAGGCAGCTCAGATGTGGCCGCAGCTGTGCGAGAGCTTTGCCAGGGTTAAAGATGATGGTAGAGCTGAAGCGGCTTTGATTGCGGAATACGGCCGGCGGCACACTTTCTGATATAGTTAAGTTGCAGTTGCTGGGTTACTCCCCCCGGTTCTGTGTTTTCAAGAGAAGTGAAATTTAATCCCTGGTCAAAAGCTGGGGATTTTTTTCCAAGACGCATGGGGATTGGAGTGGGCCATCCTGCATCTTACCCTTCCAAGTAATTGGATAGACGCACGAAGTCGAAAGACGGGGCGTAGATGTGCAGTCCCCAGCCGTGTTGGTGTCCGTGTTGAACGAGCGTGGCATTAAATGAGCATGAACAAAGCCGCCAACAACCTTAACTCTGCGTTTTTCGGTCTGTATGCTACGCCGAAGATGCATCTAGAGTACCTATTCCAAATTTAGGGATATAAACTTACAGAAGATACAGATAGCAATTCCTCTGTCTCCTCTGTCTCCTCTGTAAGTTTTGCTGAAAGTTTGAAAGTTTTGCTGAAAGTTTCAAAGTTTAGAACGCTGGTACCAGCGTACCGTTTTTTGCTGAAAACCGGCAGTATGTAGATCGGCGCGTTGCTTTTTTCAGAAATAGCGCATTTAGAGTACCTATTTTTTCATGAGGGTTGTTGACATCTGTTGAGACTTCATGGCACAATCGCAACCAGCTAGGCAGTGGAATGCCATGCAAGTGAAAGCCGTTAAGTCAGATCCCGACCCCGAAATGGGGTTGCTCCAGCCAAAAGCTGGTGTCATTCCACCGGGGTCTGTCTTAACGGCTTTTTTGCTTTCCACTTCCTTCCGTGTAGCGCCAGCACGGGGGACAGAAATCCTCCCCCCGCCGCATGTAAAGCGACCAGACCCTGCCGGTGGTAGCAAGGGGAAGACTGCAAAGACCGACTCGGCGTGACCCGCGCCCCTAAGTACCGCAAGGGAAAGGGATATACAGGACCGGAATTAATTCCACATACCCAATATCGCTGGGAGATGATCGACTGCTTGGCTAAACCTCGGCAGATCGGGATTCCAGGGGTGGGGCGGACTGGCCTCCGATAGTTTCATAGCGAGACAAGGCGTCCTGGTAAAGAGCGTGAATCCCCCTAATACCGCAATGCAGTGGGTGGGTGGGGTTCACGGGTGAGGGTGCTTGGGCCTGCTCTTGCAACAGTTGACATGGATTTAAGTCATGTGGTACATTCCAGATCAGGAGGTACAGATGGAGACAATACTTGTTGTAATGATGTTGGGGTTTGTTGGCGCCGTAGCAGCTGGAGGAGTGAGCTGGATGCTGATGGCTTTGTGGAGTGCAATGGAAGAAAAGGAGCGGTGGAAAAAATGATTGACTATGTATCAACTCAAGCTGGAATTGACTCTCAGTCTGCAGCTTGCGCGCGCTTATTGGCTTCGGTGATAGCGAAAGCTTTGGAAGATTTGGCAATAAAGCCTACTGAGAAAGAATGGAAGAACGGCGTCAACTTGCAAGCTGAGCCGACCCGTAGTGTGCGGTTTTTCAAGAGTAAGTTGTTTCCCCACTATGCGGCCCTGATTGGCATGGATGCTGAATCGTTCATGTACTACCTCACTCAAGAGGGTAAGAAGGGGCACCGGGGCAGCAGGTTTGATGAGATGGACTATCGAACGATCCGGTCCCGGCTGCGTTGGAAACTGCCCCCCATGGGCTCAAGGCGGGTGGTAAATTTACCACCTTCAGAAAACGAGAGGGGGGACAGATGACCTATGGGCCACCTGTAATCAAGCAGTGTGAGTATTGCAAGAAAGAATACAAGTGCCCCAACCATAGGGCGCACAAATCACTTTTTTGCACAATCACTTGCCGCAATAAGAGTGGTTTGCTTGAGCGCCTTGAATACACTTGTGTGAACTGTGATGACAAATTTATGGCCCGTCCAGATCACGGTGCAGATCGGCGTTTTTGTAGCCGTAAATGTTTTTTGGAAAACTGCGTACAACCAGAAGAAAAAGAGTGCAAAAACTGCGGCGGCATGTTTACTGCGGCTAGATCATCCACAGCTACGCAGGGCGATGGGCGGCGACTTTACTGCTCTAAGAAATGTTACACAGAGGGTTCGCGTTCGTTTGAAGAAAAACCATGCGTTGTTTGCGGAAAATTTTTTTACCCAAGAAGTCATCAGCATGATTTGACGCAAAAAACTTGTTCCATGGAATGTAAGTCTAAATTTTTCTTTGGCGTTAATGGACATAACTTTCAAGGGGGGGAGCACATAGTTAAAACATCTAATCACAAAATGGTGCTCATTGGAAAGCGCAAAGGATATGTTGGCAAATACACAGCAGAACACCGTTTACTTATTGCCAAGTACCTTGGAAGAATGCTGACGCGAAACGAAGTTGTTATACACATAAACAATCATGGATTGGATAACAGGCTGTCAAATTTATTCTTGTGTGAATCAATGAGCGAGTTTTCCTCAAGAAGAACCGGATCTTTGCCGTGGCCCAATAAAAGTAACTTAAGTAGTTTTAAGGAGAACACATGAAAACTTGCGATACCTGCTTACACTGGACGGACGAAGCGCCGTATGACCAGCCTGAACGCTTCACTGTTCGAGTATGCGGGAATGAGAAGCTGAGTGAAGATGGCGGCTTCCATGAGCCAGACGGACTCTACTACTCATACAGCGAAGGTGGGTGTTTTTACACTGGGCCAAAGTTTGGATGCGTACATCATAGGGAGAACACATGATTAACCGAGCCAACATATCAGACTGGCTTAACCGAACTAACTACACGGCAGAAGAACGCCGCATCATATGCGCTCAAATCATGTCGGAAGCGCAGTATTGGGATAGCACTCAATACCAGAAGATGATGCACGACAGCACCAAGCGCCTGCGGGTTGATCTGACAGATGCACAAATTGAACAGGTCTACTTTGAAGTGCTAACGAAACACCGAGGCGCACCCATGCCTTGGGGCCAAGTGCAGTTTGGCAGAGCGTTGTTGGAGAAATTCAAAGAGGTAAACACATGAACGAAGAAGACGAAGCATTCGAGGAACTAGCACTCAAACAAGGGCAGTGGCATCACGAATCGGGCTGGCGCAAGAAACAGATTGCACACATGGATGTCCACTCACACCCCGCTGAGTTTGTACACCTGCACCGCAATGACACGCTGGAGGAGGTGGCAAAAGTTGTGGAAAAGGTAATGATGAAGTCATACGACACGCCGCAAGATATTGCACGGCTTATTAGGAGCATGAAGCGATGACCTACAGCGCAGAGCAGATTACCTACATGTTGGCTGATGCCATAGACAAAGACCGTGAGTACAAGTCTTGGCACGTAAGTACAAAGCACTTGATGACTCTTGTTGAAGCGGCTGTGTTGGCAGAGCGTGAGGCGTGTGCAAAGGTGTGTGAAGATTATGGTCGTGCTGAAGAAATGCAAGCCATTGGAAATGATTATGCCGAAGCCATCCGAGCAAGGGGACAAGCATGACTTGGGAAGAATACAACAGACTGTTTCACAAAGAACAACTAAACCTTGTTGCATTTAAACGCTTGATGGATTGTGACGAAGAGGTTCTGCGGTTGGTCAACAGTGCGATTGAGATGGAGCGTGAGGCGTGTGCAGAGGTGTGTGAGACAAAACATTTCAGTTCCCCAGTCAGGGAGTTTGGGGCGAAAGAATGCGCCATCGCCATCAGAACAAGGGGACAAGCATGACAGAAGATGAAATTATGAGCCTATGGAATGAACACGCAGACGGCATGAATGGCGACACCCTTATGAGGTTTGCCAACGCAGTAGCTTCCAAGGAAAGAGAAGCCTGTGCCAAGGTAGCAGATGGATGGCCTGACTACGATGTACAGGGGTTGGCAGAAGCCATCAGAGCAAGGGGACAAGCATGACACAAGATTTAAAAATTGGAGACATTGTGCAAGTCCACCCCGACAAAGAAATGTTTGGGGCTTGTATGGTGGTAGTTACAGAGCTTAAAAGCTGGGGCATTCAAGGGTATGTGCAATCTGCTGGTGTGCCGGGACAGCAGTACATCCGCTTGAAGTTTGATGAATTTGAACCTACGGGCGGTAAAGCCGTGTGGGTTGTAGGAGAACAAGCATGACAAAAGAACAAGCCCTGCAAATCATCAAGCTGTTGTCAGCAGTTGAATCATGGTCATTTGCAGACAATCACCGAATGCCCGATTACTTATATGAACAAATTGAAAAAGCTATGGCAGTGTTGGAACAAGAGGTGCTGAAATGACACAAGAAGAAATCATGGGCATGACATATTTTCTTTGCTTTCTGCTGGGGATTGTTTGCATTGGATTTATGTGGTGGAGCGATATATCTTCGCAAAAACATATTGAGAAAGGCTGGGATGAAGCATGGAAGGGGGACAAGCATGACACAAGATGAAATCATTGAGATGGCCCGTGACTCTGGCATGGAGTTATATGGCCTTGGCAAAGACAGAGCCAAGTTTATCCACTACCTTGAAGCCTTTGCCAAACTGGTGGCAGAAGCAGAGCGTGAGGCTATCTTGCCGTTGCTAAAGGGTATTGACGAGACAGAGACAGAAAGTGCAGACGGGTGGTGGGAAACATCAACAGGCGCAAATTTGGGGGCCGAGATACTTTCCGCAATCAGAGCCAGAGGAGAACAAGCATGAAACAAGAAGCATTGAAGCTGGCGCTTGAGGCGTTGGAAGAGTTGCACAACACAAACAGCCATTGGTGGCAAGAAGTCGATGAGCAAACACTTAAAAAAATAGAACATTCCATCACCGCCAGCAAAGAAGCATTGGCACAGCCAGAGCAAGAGCCTGTGGCGTGGGCAACAAAAGAAGATTTTTATCGTGAATTAGAGCGTGAGCTTGAGCGTATTCGTGAAGAAATGAAAATCAAATCTGTCACTATGCGTTGCAAAGACTATGACATTGCCTTGCCTATTATTGGTACTGATTTTGGGCGTGTCTTGGTTGGTCAAGTATCCGCCCCACCACAGCGCACAGAGCCTGTAATTGACAAATCTGCGGCAATCCGCATTGCAACTGCACTAGGGTGGACACCGCCCCGCACATGGGTTGATCTGACGGATGAAGAGATTGACAACATCAACTACACATCGGCACACATGCTGGCAAAAGAAATTGAAGCCAAACTTAAGGAGAAGAACACATGACTGAGTTATCAGAAGCCAGCCTAGAAGCCTTGCTTGTAGAACTACGCAAACACATGGATGAGACTAGCGACAGGGTTGCCAAAATACCAACGTATTTTATTGTCCGCCCAGCAGATTTGGTTGCGCTTGGACTCACTGTGGATGATGTCAAAAAAATGATTAAGGAGCAGAACAATGTATGACGATGAACTGCACGAAAAGGCATCAGCCTATGCCAGCAATCGCAGAGATGCTTACCTTGCACA